CGCGTGGCGGAACAGTTGCCGGTATTCGCCGTGGATGGGGATGAAATACTTCGGCCGCACCAGGTTGAGGATCATCTTCAGTTCTTCCTGGCTGGCGTGGCCCGAGACGTGGATGGGGCCGGCGGCGCCGCTTTCGTAATACACCAGGGCGCGCCGGCGGAACATGTGGTCAATTGGGGCTGGCGGGCGCTATTTGTCAGTGCAAAGCTAGTTACGGTGTCAGTAAAGCGGGAGCTGCATGTCAGTAGAGCCCAAAAGCGTTCGCCGTGGATTCGCCCCATCTGCCTGTTTTCTCCTCTCACACGAGGGGCCAAAAGAGGCAGGGGAAGGGGGCCGGGCCACGCCCAGATTAAGGCGTGCAATTCTTCACCGTGGTGTAAAGAACTAACGCACCCGTAAAGAATCGTACACGTTTGTCCGCGCTCGCCCAACCGCCAGCAGGCCCTCAGAAGTTGCGGATCAGGAGCTCGGTGCGACGCGCGCCGCGGCCGCATTTCCCTCCCAGCGAGTAGGTGATTTTCAGCCGCTCGGTGGTCCAACCGCGCCGGCGGTAGAGCTTAGCGATGCGCGGGTGGTCCTGGTAGCTGAGCAGCCACTTCCCCTTCACGGTGGCCAGCGCCTGGGCGAGCTCCTCATGCTGCTCCCAGCTCATGCGGCTGAAGTAGTCGTCTTTGCGCGTCGAAGGGTAGGGCGGGTCCAGATAAAACAGCGTGTGCGGCCGGTCGTATACCGCGAGGCAGCGTTGCCAGGGCAGGTTCTCGATGGCCACTTTCTCCAGGCGGCCGCTGAACTGCTGCGCATGGAAGTAAAGTCGCGAGAGGTTCAGTGTAATCGGCTGCGTCGTGGACGTGCCGAAGCAGCGCTCCTCGCGCCGCCCGCCGAAGCAGAGCCGCAGCACGTAGTAGAAGCGCATGGCGCGCTCCATTTCCGTCTTTCCCTCTTCGAAGCGGCGGTACTCGTTGAAGAGCTGGCGGCTGATGAGCTCGAGGTGGAACTGCTCGGCGAACTCCGCGGGCCGATGCTTCAGCACGCGGTAGAAGTTGATCAGCTCGCCGTCCACGTCGTTGATCACCTCCACGCGCGAGGCCTCCTTGCCGAACAGAACCCAGCCCGCGCCGCAGAACACCTCGACGTAGCAGCGGTGGTCTGGGAATCGCTCGATGATCTTCTCGCGGAGCCGTGATTTGCCTCCTACCCAGCGGAGTGGGGCACACAGCATGTATCCTCCAGATTGTGAAATGCCGCCGCTCCGGAGTACGCTTCCCGCGCTCCTCTACCGGGGCACGGGAGAGCAGGCCGTTTCGGCGGTCCATCTGGAGGCTGTTCCAGGTGTTGCTCGGCGCGCGTCAACGCGCCTTGCGATGCTCTCCTGCTACTGTAAACCTTCGAGCAGCTCTTGCCGGCGCAACTTCGATTCCGCCATCACCGCCGCGTATCGGATTGCCGCGTCGATGTCGGCCTGCGCCTGGGCCTGGTCATAAACAGCCGGGAGTGGCGCATCGGCGGGGCCCAGAGTAACAGTGTGCTCATGCCGATGCCCGCCGAGAGAAGCGATCACGCGCACCACGCCGGCTTGTTCATCCACCAGGGCCTCCACGTCCACGGGCACATCTTTGGTGCCGATCCGTTCCGTCTTCGCGATCATTTTCATGATTCCGCCTCGATCCATGCTTCGTAGAGTTCGCCCGTCACCGTGCCGGTGGTGTCGCTCAGGCCCACCTTCGTGAGCATGCGCACCTGCACGCGGCCCGTGTTCTGCGAGACGCCCAGAGTGATGGAGTCGATCATCACGGCGCGCGTACTGCCTGAATCCAGCGAGTACACCACCGTGTAGTTCAGGCCGCCATCCGTGCTGTACGAGAGCACCGCCGCGCCCACAGTGCCTCCATCGAGGGAATTCGTGGGCACGGCGCTTTTGATTTTCAGCTTCAGGGATTTCCATGGCTGGAAGGAGCCCGGGACCTGGCTGAGCGTGAGTGTGGCGCTCTTGTTGACTGTCCCGCCGTTGACGGACTTGGTGGCCTTTGAGATCTCGTCCTGGTCGTAGGCATTGCCCTGGTTCGACCAGTTGCTCTCTCCCCCGGTGGTGGCGTCGGCGTGTGTCCCCGGAAAGAATTTGTAGAGCGCACCGGTTTGCGCGCCCACGCCGCCATCGTTGTTCCCGAGGGTATCGCTGGCGCCGTCGCGCGGCGTGAGGATCGAGCCCACTAGGAAGCGGCCCTCCTGCAGCGCGTTCTCCTTGGTGGTGAAGGCCTCGAAGGTCACGCTGCCGCCCGCCAGGCTCGGGTCCTTGTAGGCGATGAAGTAGAGCGTGTTGAACGAGAGCGCCGTGATGCTTCCGGAGCTGATCGACTTCTGCCCCACCTGCGAAATCTCCATCGTGAACGCCGCTATGCTCACCGTAGCCGTAGCCCCGGCATCCGTGCCCGTCAGCGGATTCGAGCGCGGCCGGTATGCATAGTTTGCCGCGCCAGTCACAGCCGGCAGGCCACCGCCCGGAAGCGAGGGCACAGCGGCCTGCTGCGCGCCGGCAACATCGCTCAGGATGGATTCGTCGTACTCTTCGCCGGCGATCTCCACTTCACCATCGGGCAGCAGGCCCATGTTCACGATGGTGAAGTCCTTGGTATTCGCCGGGTCCAGGTCCTGGCTCTTGAGCGTGGTGATCCGGTCCCCGGGTAGCAGATCCCGCAGCCCCGCGATGGGCAGCGCGCGCAGCGCCACCTGCTTCTCCAGGTCCAGGTTGCGGCCCTTGATGTACTTGACGATGCGTTCCGCGCGCTCCGCCGTCTGATTGTTCAGCTCCAACTCCTCGCTGAGCACGCGGCCGGTCTCCTCCTGCAGGGGCTCGTCTTCCGCGACCTTGGACCCGTCCATGAAATGCACCGCTGGATTCGAGTATTTGCGCCCGCTCTGGTCCGCGCTGAAGGCCGTCTTCAGCGTCATCGAAGTGTCGCTGGCCACAGAAGCCACTTCGCGCGCCTGCCCCACCTGCGCCCCGTCCTCGAGTTGGCATACCTCGTCGGTCCGAAACCAGGACAGGAACTTCGTGGCCACGCCGGTCACCGCCGTCCCTGTCGTGCTTAAAGTTCCCTGGCCCACTCCTGATTCCAGGTTCCGGTAGCGCGCCAGGTACCGGCTGGCCAGATCGGTCACGTCTTTGTCGCCGTGTTGCAGGGTGCCGGCGGCGATCTGGTCCGGGCCGATGGTCACCTGGCTCGAACGGGATTTATCGAGGTAGGGCGCGAGCTTGCCGCCGAACTCCAGGGAGTAGCCACGGCCCAGAACGTTCACCACCAGGTTCAGCGCGCGGATCAGCTCCGTCTCGTTCACGAAGGCCGGGTGCGCTTCGCAGCGCTTGGTGCCCTGCGGCGTGGCAGCATCGCAATCGGTGCGATACGCGTCGTAAGCGGTGAAGTTGAGTTTCGCCTTCTCCGCGGTGGTCAGTGCCTCGTTCACCAGCCCGCGGGGCTTCAGAAACGCGCTGATCAACAGGTCCGCCCAGATATCGGCATTGTTTGCGGAGTACTGATAGGCCGTCTGCGTGCCGCTCGAATCGAACACGCGCACGCGGCGCGTCTTGAAGATGCCCACGATGCGAAAGCTGGCGTCAGGCGCGCGCGGGTCGGGGTCCAGCTTGAACGCGGAATAAGCGGTGCGCGAGAAGGTGAATCGGTCGGCGAAGGCCGCCGGCCACAGGGAGCAAATCTTCTGGTTACGCGTGGCCGGATCTGTCTCGACGCCCAGCTCTCCGTCGAGCCCGGGATGGAAATGATATTTCGCGGTGTTGGTGTGGTCGAACAGGCGCCCGTTCACCCAGATCAACACGGGCCCTTCCCACTCATCTGCGCCATGCGCCAGAAAAAGAATCGTCTTGCCCTGGTCCGCGCCGCTGGGCACCTCGTACTGGAAGATCCCGTTTCCGCCCACCAGGTGCAGCCCGTGGGCGATGGCGATGGGTCGCCCGAGCGCCGCGTACAGGAGCTGGAGCTTTTCCGTCTGCCCGGCCAGGGGCAGCGCCGTCAGTACCGACCCGGGAAGTCCAATGCTGGCCATCAGAGCATCACCAGCCCATCCTTGCCGTTATCTCCCCGCACGCCGCCACCCCCGACACCGCCGCCCGGGCCGCCCCCTCCGCCAGGGGTGTTCGAGACGGCCGCGCTCACCGGCGGAACCAGCGTGGGGAATCCGTTGTACCGGTTCTCCTGCGCGCGGTCGAGACAGGCGCCGTAGTCCAACGTGCATTTCCCGAAGAGCACGCGGAAGACGCTCGTGCCATCCGGCGCCGGACTGAAGTCCGTCTCCGCATCGTCCAGATTGAAGCGCCCGCCGGTAGTGTTCGAGCCGACCTTCTTCAACTGGCCCGCGCCGGTCCCCGAGATGATGCGCACGTAGTCGCCTTTGTGCTCGTCAGTCACGAGCGCCAGGCCGGTGTCCTCGATGTACCGCGCAGCACCCCCGGTGGCCGTCGTTTCGAGTTTCGCCGCGGTGGCCGTGGTCAGCGGCTTCGGCGCGCCCTTGGTCACCGCATAGACCTTGAACTTCACCGTGCCCGTGGGCGTGGTCCGCCACGGCGTATAGAACGTCAGCCGCGTGGCCGTGTTGGTTTGCACCCGGATCACCTGGCCCTTGCCCGTGGTGCCCTCGGTGACGAACACCAGCTTGTTGATGTGCGCATCCACAGTCATGGCCAGCGTCGAGTCCTCGATGTAATTGGCGCCCACCGCGGACGCCGTGCGCTGCGCCACGTCCTCGCTCAGCGTGCCCGTCGCGCGGTCGTAGCCGCACTCGGGTGAATTGAATTTCCAGGTGCATTGCTGGGAGTAAACACGCGCAGGGACCTTGAAGCCGCCGGGGCTGAGCTCGCCCGCCAGGCGGAATCGGGCCGTGCCCGCCAGGCGCTGCGGCTCGCGCAGGATGAACGTGCCCACCAGGAACTCTTCCTCGATGCCCAGCAGGAGCTGCTTCACTTCGCAGTGCGCGCCGTTGAAGGCCTTGGCCTCCACAATCACCCGCAGCGCGTCATCCAGCAGTAGGGTCATCGCGCCGTCGCTCGCTTCATTCGAGCGCGAAAGGCGCAGCGTGTCCGTCCATTGCAGATTGCGCGTGTAGGTCACGCCCAGGAAGGTCAGATCATCTTCGGCGAAGGTGTACACGCTGCCATCGCGCGCGGTGATCTTCACCGCCCACCAGAATGGGCCGATGTAGTTCTTCGCCGCCGTGGAAAGTCCGCGCGGCATCTTCAGTACACCACTTCCAGGGCATCCGCGAGGATGGAGTTGCCGCTGCTCGAGGCGTTCTTCGTGTTGGTGGCCTTGATTTTCACCCGGTGAATGCCCAGGTTCACGTTCAGCCTACTGAATACAGCCGCGCTGGCCTGGCCCGACCCGGCGTAGAGGTCCACATTGCCCAGAGAAACGCCATCGAGGAAGAGTTCGAAAATCCCCAGGTCCACGTCTTTTTGCGCCCAGACGCGGAAGCCGTAGCCCGAGTACAGCCATTGAAAAGCGTCCGTTGTGTTGGTGTTTGCGTTCACCCGTCGCTGCCCGCCGTGTGCGCCGCCGCTGGCCCCCGCGGTCCACGTACCGCCCAGCACACTGGCATCCGCGTGGTCTTCTTCCTTGAAGTAGCTGGCGTGTCCCGCCGTGGGGTCCGGATAGTTTGCGCCCGGCAGCGCGCGGCCCACGCCCTCCAGCAGGCGCACGTTGAAATCGTAGCTATCGTTCAGGACGTTTCGCTCGGGCAGCGAATCATCCAGCCACTCCACGGGAAAGCTGCGCGTGAGGTACGTGCCGGCGTTGTTCAGCCAGGTCTTGTGGTCGAAGCGGAAGAAGCTGGCCGCGAAGCGCCGCTTCCAGTCGCGGAGCTGCTCCACCTGGTCCGTTGAGCGCCCGCGGAAGGGCAGCGTGAAGATGCGTTGCGGCACCTGGCGCTGCACCAGTATGCGCGCGCGGCTCTCTGACTCCATGCGCAGCACTCCGTCGCGGTCCTCGATCTCGACTTCGTAGTCCGGCGTCAGTGGGAAAACATCTGTTTCCATCTCTGCGTCCTCAGAACAGCCTGGAAAGCCCCTTGGCCTCGCGCTTCCTGTTCAGCTCCGCGGCCATCGCATCCGCCACGTCGCGGCCGATTCTTTCCCCATCTCCGCTCGCTCCGTTCACGACGATTGCTCCGGGCGCGATGTTGATGTACATTCCGGCGCCGCCGCCCACGCGCCCGCCGGTATCCAGATGCGGCGCGCCGGTGGCCCGCAATGCGCGGTCGATCTGCTGCGGACCCACCATCATCTGCTGCCGCGGATTCAGCACCACTTCGCGGTCGTGCAGGATCGCGGGCAGCGCGCCTCCGGCTGCGGGAGCGTGCACGCGGCCCCCGCCGGCGAACTCCGGCACGGCGTTGAAGGCGCGCAGCCCTCCGGTCAGGCCGCGCGTGCCTTCCAGCTCGTTGATCCGCTTTATGGCCGAGTCGATGTGCGGGTCCATGCGCGATTTCCAGCCCACCTTCTTCATCGCCTCGTTCACCTGCTGGCGCACCTGTTCGAGCTGGCCAATCGCGGAGAGATAATCGACCTTGTGCAGCCGGTAGGCGGACTCGATTTGCTCGATGGCGCGGAAAGCGTCGCGCTCGATCTGGTCGCGCACCTTGCGCTTCTTCCCGCGTCCCAGGAAGCCGAACAGCAGACCGAGCAGTGGGCCCAGCGCCAGGCCGATCGGACCGAACAGGAATCCAACGGACGAGAGGAGTAGCGAAGGAGCGACGGCCGCCGCGATGGCCAGCGCGCCCGCGCCAATCAGTCCGCCGGAAATAGCTCCCTTCAAGGGCGAGCCGAAACCGATTTTCCCCCCGGCCAGCATCAGCCCCGCGGGAATCAGTGCGGCCAGGCCGCCGAGTCCGCCTGCTCCGGCGGCGAGTCCCGTCGCTGTTGCGCCACCCGTGGTGCCCGTAGGCAGCCCCACTCCGCCGGTGCCTGCGCCGGCCAGCGCTGGGCCCAAGCCAAAATTCGTGAAGTCGCCAGGCGCGAGCTGCAGGCCGGTTCTTGCATTCGGATTGAAGGGCGCCGTTCCACCAGGCCCGATGATCCCGAAGCTGCCTCCGCCACCTCCGCCGCCGAAACCGAAGAGTGAGCGCAGCGCGCCCAGGAATCCTCCGCCGCCGCCACCTCCGCCGCCCACGGCCCCGCCGGTAGCCGTGGCAGCGGCCATCGTACGCTGGCCCAGCAGCCATCCAGCCACCATGCGCGACACCATGCTCAGGAAGCGCCCGAGGATCGCTGTCCAGATCTGGTTCATCACATCCTTCCAGCTTCGCGCCGTCAACACAGCGCGCTGGAAGAAGCTTTCAATCCCCTGGGCCATGCGTTCATAGGCCTGCTGGGCCTTCTCCGCCATTTCCAACTGAGCATTCCGAAGACGCGCGGTCTGTTCGATCGCGCGGTCCGTCTGTTCACTCATCTCCTGCAACCACTTGGGAACGCCCTCCACTTCCGGCGGATTAGCGATGACCTTCTTGGCCTCTTCGTTTAGTTTCCCTAGGAGCGCAGTGTTTCGCCCGTGAAGCTCCTGTACCTCCAGGAGCGTTTTGCGCCACGCGTCCGCGAATTTCTCTGCGGCCTTCACTCCCTCGTCCGCCAGCGACGCACTGATTTCCTTGCCCGTGTTCCTCGACACCTGCCCAAGTTGCGCAACCTCAGCGGTGGCCTGGGCAATTGCTGGCTGCAGGGTGGCCATTCTCTCCAATGCCCGCACCGCGGCCGCTGTAGGTTCTTCCCGGAAGCCCGTGCCCTCCGGCCCGGCCTGCACGGTTTGGGTTTGCTTTGACAACGCAAGCAGTTCGCGCCATTCCTTCTGAAGATCAGCGAGCTTTTTTTTCGCCTCTTCGATGGTACGATTCTGTTGCTCTTGAACCTTTGTGAACCGTGGGATTCCCTGTAGGCCGATCAGGTCGTATTCGTCCCTGAGTTCCTTTAACCTCTTCACCTTATCCGCCAGGATCGGGTTCAGCTTAGCCTCACTCTCCATGACCGCCTTGAGCGCGCCGTTCCAGTCGAACATCTTGTCGGTCACCTTGCCGATTTCATCGCTCAGGCTGATGATGATGGCCACCGCCGCAGTCACCGCGGTGAACTTGAAGGCGGTGCTGAGAGCGGGGCCGATTAGCTGGGACTGCGAGATCAGCTTCTTCATCTCGCGCGGCAGCGGCACGCCCAACTGAAAGGCCAGCAGGTCCGCCGCGTCGCGCGCGCCGTGGATGTCGTGCGTGGTTCTCTGTAGCTGCTGGCTGGCTGTGGCCATCTGCCGTTGCGAAGTCTGCAGCCGGCTTTCGAGCAGCGCCTCAGCAGTGCCCAGACCCGCCGTGGCTTTTGTGAGCTGCTCGCGGGTAATGCGCCCGGCGAGGTGCTGGCGGTTCAGATTGGCCAGGGCGATGGAAATCTTGTCCAGTCGCGCGGCGGCTTCCGCGTCGCCCACCACTTCGAATTCGGTTCTGGCTTTCGCCATCTATTTCCTCTGTCCGCCTCTGGCGGACGGTGAATTCAGGTCCGCGCCGCACTCCGTGCAGGTATAGAGCGCGTCGGTGGCCACCCCGCACCGCCAGCACTTGCGCTTGGCCCGAGCGCCCTCCATCACTTCATGCAGCAGCCGCAGCCCCTCGGCCTCATCCGCGGTCAGCGCCGCGCCGTTCAGCACGCCGGCATCGAGCCCGCTGCGCAGCTCCCACAGGTGCTCGATCCACCGCGCCAGGTCCGGCGGCAGCGCCACTCCCCCCGGCGAGGAGAGCGCTTTCTCCAAGGCTGCGCGGATCGCCGGATAATCCGCGCTTGTGGCAATCCATCTCATCAGGCCGCTTGCTCTGCCGCCGGCGCCTCCGGAGGCTCGAACAGCGCCACCACGGCCGCCTGCTTATGCAGCGGGTCCATGCGCCGCTTCATCTCGTCCAGGCCGGAGTAGCCGCAGTAGCCGAATGCTTCCACGATCAGCGCGTCCCACAGCCGGCAGAGTGATTCAAGCTTCAGGCCGATGCGCACCCGCGAGACGTTTTGCTCCTTCGTGCCGCGCGGCCGGAAGTACGAAATACTGACACGCTTGTAGGCCAGTTGCTCGTCGCGCGAGGGGACGCGGAAGGTGTGGCACAGCCGGTCGTGCACCCGCTCGTTCCACGCCGCCTCGAGCACCACCGTGCGGCGCTCCGCGGAAAAGGCATAGAGGTCCGGGCCTTCGCTCACATACACTTCCTGCAGCAGGGCCACGGCGCCGGCAATCACTGGCAGGGGCATGCATAGCTTCCAATCGCCCTCCGGGTAGCCCTCCACGCGCTCGATGCGCTTCTCCCACAGCTTGAGCGCGGCCACTTCGGCCTTCGATTCCGGCGTCCACGATTCGCCGCGCTGCACCATTTCCTGTTCGAGCGCGGCCACGTACTCGATCCAGTCTTCCTGGGTGATGGGTTTGAAGAAATGACGGCCGGTGCGCCCGGCAAACTTCACGCGCACCACGCGCTCGCCGGCCGCCAAATCCAAAGCTGGTTTTTCGCTTTGTTCAGACATCGCTCCTCCTCGTTTCCGATAATCCACGAGGCAGGGAGCAAGGCCTGCCGTGCTGCAGCTTCCCGAGAGGCAAGGCGGGAAGATTTTAAATGGCCCGATGAGCCGATGGGCCGATGGCCCGATTACACCAGGTACGATGCGAAATCGTTGTCGGTGATGATGGTGAACGGCGAATCGGCCACGGCCACGTCGCGGTACACCTGGTTCTCGCTGACGCCCACGCTGTACACCGCGCCGTTATCCTCGAAGCCCACCGGGGTTTCGCTGATGCGCACGTCGGGGAAGCGCACCGTCAGCTTGTGGTTCGACGTGCCCGTGCCGGCCACGATGCCCGAGTCGAACGTGAACTTCAGCTCCTTGCGCGCCTGCTGCTCGTTGGTCAGGCTGAGCATGTCGTCGATCAGGTCGCGGTTGGCGCGGTTCACGAAAAGGCCCATTTGGATCGACGCCTGGCGACTGGTGAACCACAGCATGCTGCGGAATTTTCCATCCGCGGGCGTGGTGGCGTTGGGCACATAGCCCTCGGGCAGCGCCAGGTTCTGCGTGAAGCGCAGGCTCACTTCGCGGATGCGTTCGGTGATGTCCGTCAGCGCGCCGCCCTTGGCGCCGTACTCCACCTTCATGGCCTGCCCGCTGAAGAGCACCTGGCTCGAAAGCGCCACCAGGGTGATGGCCGTGGCCTCGTCATATTTGCCCGAGCCCACCAAATCCATGGCCATCTGGATCATTTCGCCGCGCCGCGAGGAAACGCTGAAGCCGGCCAGGGCCATCGAGGGATACAGGCGCTTGATGCGGCCGGCATCGGCCGAGCCGGTATCGATGTACACCGGGATCACCTTCACCTGGCGCACGCCCGAGCCGGCCAGCGGATTCGTGGGCCGCGAGGTGTGCGTGTAGTGTCCGGTGGCACCTTCCTGCACGCTGGTCACCTGGCTGGCAAACAGCGCGGCCGCCAAGCCCACCAGCCAGGAGTTCATGGCGAAGGGCAGGCTCATGTTGCAGTCGCGCAGGATGTGCCGCTCGCCTGCTCCATCGGGCCACTCGTGCCCGGTGAAGGCCATGGCGCCTTCCTCCGCGCGCACCACGGAGATCTCGCCGATGGTGGCCGACTTCGGGCGGAAGGATTTTCCGGCGTTCAAGTTTGTCTGGTTGGTGGCGGTCACTCCGGGATAGGTGCCCTGCGCGATGTGCGTGAACTGCGCCCGCAAATCCTCACTGCGAATGACTTCGAATGCCATCGTGGTCTCTCCTTAAAGGGCCGTCTTGGGCTCTTCCGTCCTGGAGCTCTGCGCCCTCTGCGCCCTCTGCGGTTCATCTGTTTCTTCCAGGATTCCCTGGTCCTTCAGCATCGCGTCCCATTCCGCGCGCGTGACGCGCTCCGCCTTGCCGGCCTCGAATTTCCAGTGCATCGGTCCGATGACCACCGTCGAGCTGCCAAAACCTTCGCGCAGCCTCACCCACACCCAGTCTTCCCTCTGCCGGTCGGCCATAATTTTCTCCTCCAAATTCATCTCTGCCCCTCCGCGTCCTCTGCCTCTATTCCCCCAGCCAGATGCCGTCGCAGCGGATCTCCAGGCTATAGAGGAACCGCCCGCGCTCGTCCGTGCCGTTGTACTCGTCGGGCATCAGCCGACAGTAGGCTGCCGCGCCCTCCGGCAGTTCGAGCTTGCGCCCGGCGAAGATGCGCTTCAGCCCCTCGATCAATTCGTACGCGCCCATCTCCGTGGGCGTGCCCTCGCGCGTGGCTTGCCCTCCGCGCAGCCCCTCCACCACGAGCTGCAGCAGGAACGAATAGCGTGCGTTGTACAGGTGCCAGGTGTCGTTCTCCGGTTCGTAGCTCCCGCCCAGGTAGATCAGCAGAATGGCCGGCGCGTTGATGATCACCTGCTCGCGCGCGAAATCCACGTTCGCTGAGGACACGGTCTGAATGTTGGCCGTGGGCACCTCGAGCGTCGGCGCCGCTTCCTTGAGCGCCGCGAGGATGGCCGCTTCCACGTCGTGAATTCGCGCCTGGCTCATTCACTTTTTCTGATCGCCTCCCGCAGATGCTCTTCCACGATGGCCGTGCCTTCCTTCTCGGTCAGCGCCGCGCCCGGCAGATAACTGCGCTTGGGCAGGAACATGTTCCGGTGGTGCGCCTTCACGAAACCAACCCCGCTAAAAATCTTCAGGCGGCGGCGCCGGCTGCGCGTCAGGTCTCCGAAATCGGAGCTGCTGATGGGATCATCAAAGCTCAGGGATTGATCGCGGCTCTTCACTTTCCGGCTGTGCCCTCGCACCATCACGCCGCGGTCGTCCACCCCTTCCTGATGAGCCAGCGCGTAGGGGAGAGTGGATTCCACGAATGCTTTGCTTCCCTGGACGCCGCTGAAGAGCGTGAGACGCAGCGCGCCCCTGGCCTGCAGGATCTGGCGCGCCGCTCCGAAGATCTTCGCCTTGCGCAGGGCGTAGCGGGGTGAAAGCTCCGCCCATGGCTGGCCCTCCGGACTCTGCTGCTTGCCGAAAGCCTGGCGCGCCGTCACCAGCATCCAATCGGCCACCGACTTGAGCACGCCCTTGACGTTGCGGATGACGCCGGTGAGCGCGCCGATCTGCCGGCGCACCGCCTCGACGTCGAGCTTCACGTTGACGATCATCTAAAAGCCCTCGAGCTTCTCATCGTCGAACACTTCCTGCTCGTCGGCGTCCGTATGGTCGGGCTTTACCACGTCCATCTCGCTGGCCTGCTTCTTCCCGGGCTGGTCGAGCTGCGCCTTCGCCGCGGAAACGTCGCGCAGGAAACGCATGGCCTCGTCGTATTCGCTCTTCTTCACATCCTGCTGGCCGCGTCCTTCGTACAGCTTGTACACGGCCAGCACCACGCAGAGGTCCTTCACCTGGTCGCTCACCACCAGCGGGAGGGTGTAGCGCCCGGCGGCGTAGGAATCGATGATGCCCGTGGCCTTGGCCAGCGCCTCGGTGATCTTCTCGTCGTCCACTTCGCCGCCCTGGTCGAAGTCGGTGAGCTGGACGAGTTGCGCGTTCGTCACGCGCTTCTGAATGTCGGCTTTTGTGGCGTACGCCATCGCTTAATTCTTGGGCGGCTCTTCCTTCTTGGGTTCGCTCTCTGCCTTGAACTTCTCGGCGGCTTCGCGCTCGATCTTCGAGAGCTTCTCGCGCTCCGCGTCTTCGGCCTTTTCGGCGGCGGTGCGCGGCCGCGACTTCAGGTCGGCCGGGGCTTCGCTGGAAACGGCCCACGGCATTTGCGCGGCCTGCTCTGCGGTGAGCTCGATGCTGTCGCCCGGCCTGAACATCTTGCCGCCTTGCAAGATGTTGGACTTCACGGTGAACTTGGCCATTTTGATTCCTCCACTGCAAGATGCAGGGGAAGTGGTCCTCGAGGGGTCGGGGGCCACTATCCTCTGGACCCTGCGAACTAATTCGTCAGCGCGCGAACGCCGGTGCCTGCAGCTTCTGTATTCAGGCACAGCGCCTTCGCCGCCGGCACCAAGATGCCCAGCGGGATGTACCCCGGCAGCAGCGAGTTCGAAGTCGCGCCGCTAATTGTTAGCAGCGTGGTCGTACCCGTCCCGCAGTTGGTTCCCGTCCCATAGACCAGGGTTACGGCGCCGGTGGCCGCCACGGATTTGGTGACGACGATCCCGCGCACGTAAATGGAGAGCCCCGCAGCAGGGGCTGCCACCACTTGCGTGACCGTGGTATTCGTCACCTCCGCAGAGAGCGTGCTGACCTCGCCGGTCTGAATCACGCCCGTGCCGTTCGCAGTGACCCCGTCGCCCACGAAGCGCGTGCGGGCCATCTGCTGATCTCCGGACCTGCCTTGCGCCTGCGGCGACGGCCCCCACGGCTGAACCACCAGGATGGCCACCGTGAGCAGCGCCAACAGAGAAAACAATCGAGTCTTCATGTTCCGTTTCTCCTCCTCGAGAGAATTTGCAGGTTGGAAGCCCGCCCTTTGCGAACTTCCAACCTCACACTTCAGGCCCCGGCCTTTTTAGGCCACGGCGGACTTGATCAGGTACAGCGCTTCCACCGCCGTGATCTTCTGGTGGTAGTAGTCGTCCACGCCGATGATGTCCGACTTCGCGGTCGGATCCGGGTGGCGGCCCTTCACCACGCCGATGCCGCCGCTCGTGCCCGGCGCGCCGGTCCAGCGGAAGTTCTTCACCCCGCTGATGTCCTGCGCGCTCGGGGAGGGCGAGACGTAGCCGACGATGGCATTCTTGCCCCACACGAAGCTGATCACGCCGGCTTTGCTGCGCTTCACCGCGGCGCCCACCCAGAAGTTCTGGACGCCGAAGTAGGCGGCCAGGTCGGCATCGGTCAGGGCGCGGTCCTGGTGGTATTGGAACGTCGCGCGGATCGCCGGGTGCCAGCGCAGCTTGGCGAACACCTGCCAGCCCATGGCGATGAAGTTGCCGCGCACGCCGGACTCGACGATCTTGTCGAGCGCGGTCTGAATATCCACGCCCGGGGTGGAGGCGTCGTTGGACCACTGGCTGGCGCCGGCCAGTGTGGTGTTGTTGGTCACCTGCGCGGTGTCGCCGAGCATGGTGGCCAGTTCGTCCTCGCGCTGCAGCAGGATCTTCTCCATCATGGTCTGCACCGCGTCCCGCTCGATATCCCCCGCGTCGGCGTAACCCTGGCGGTCTTCATCGGCGATGCGCGATTGCAGCGCGTGGCTCTTGCAGTTGTAGCTGTCCGTGGAGAGCGTGATGCGGATGGCCTCCGCCGGCGCGCCCGTGGCGCGGAGCTGGTATTCCAGAAGCTCCTGGCTCTCGCGCCCGAAAATCCAATACTTGTCCGTCTGCCGGCCCACCGGAACCGCCGGCGCGATGCGGTCCGCGATCAGTTCGTTGTTCACGAACTTTTTCGCGAAGTTGGTCAGCATCGCGTCCTGGTGTCCGACAAGGGGAGCTGCAACAGGTCCCATTTCGATTCCTCCTGCCGTCACCCCGACGTGTCGGGGCTGCCGGCTCTCATTTCATGTCAGCGGGCCGTGCAGGCCTGCGGCGCCCCGCTGTGCGGCGCCGCAGGGAAAGAGGTTTAGTAGCGGCTCGGGCCGCGGAAGAAGCCGATGAAGCCGTCGCCATCGGCGGCGGCCGCGGATCTGGCTTCGCCGAAGATGCCGTCGTTGTCTGTGGTGGTGGCGTCCACGCGGCCGTCCACGCCCACGGTGCTCAGCGCGTCGCCCGGCGCGATCACGCCGCCGGCGACCATGAAGCACTCGCCGAATTCCACCACGGGAACCAGCTCTCCCTCCGCGGCGCCTTCCGCGCAGATCCCCGCCACCTTCAAGTTGCCGGTGGCCACCGCCGCCGGAGTCTTCACCTGGTCTTCCGCCGTGCCGTGGATGACGGCCTGGCCGCGAACCAGCGCGCCGCCTTCGGCGCGATACGTCCGCACCACCGTCTCCCCGCGCGGTCCCATCGTTGCTTTGTCTGCCATGCTGCTCTGTCCTTTCTTCCGCCTTTGGCGGACGTGCGAATCAGAACTTCACTTCAAACGGACGCGCCCCCCAGGATTCAGGCCTTGCCCGCGGCGATCCCGCCGGCCTTCACCGCCGCGCCGGTCCTCGCGCGCGCCATGCCTTCCTTGAACGCGTCGAGCTCGTTGAGCTTGGGGTCCTGCGTGCGCAGCTCCGCGGCGATGGCTTCGGCCTGCGCGTTCAGCGCGAGAGACTCCGGGTCCACCTTCAGGTCCCTGGTCTCGTTGAACTTCATCTCGGTCACGTTGGAGTGCTGGCGATGCGCCTCGCCGGCCAGGTCGCCCATCGGCACGATCTTGGGCAGCTTCTCGAGGAAAGACGTGAGCGCGGCGTAGGCTTCCGCCTCGCCGAAGGTGACGTCTTTCTTCTTGTCGCCGTCGCCCTCGCTGAAGGTGACCGCCTCGCCCGTGGCCAGCACTTCCAGCACGCGGTCCAGCTTGGCTTCCGCGAACGCCGGCACCCACTGGTTGGCGGCTACGCGCGCGGCGATGAAGGCTTTCACCTTCTCCACTGCGGCCGTTTTCGCGCCGGCCTCGATGGTTTCCTTCGCCTTGTTGGCCGCCTCGGCGAACTCTTTCTTCACCGCGGCGACCGCCTCGGCCATCTTGCCTTCCATTTCCTTCTTCATATCCGCGAGCTTTGCGGCCATCTGCTCCTCAGAGAAAGCCGTTGCTTCGGGTTTCTTGCCGCCGAGTTCGGCGAAGAACTCCCGAATGCTTTCCATCACCGTCTTCTTCACTTCTTTCGGGTCCATCTCGTCCTCCTTGTTTTCGTCGAACTCGATGGCGACGAATTCGCCATCCGAAAATTGAATCGGGGCCAGGCCCTTCACTTCCGGCGGCGTGGCGCCCAGAAACCCGATGTGCCGCACCGCGGGACCGCTGCCCTTGGGGTCCACGTAAATGGCGATGGAGCGGTTCGGGAAACGCCCGCTGGCGACGTGCTGCTCCAGCTCCGGCTGCACTTTTTCCGCGCGCGCGAACAGCTTTCCGTTTTCCGCCTTCAGCTCCGCGGCCCAGCCCATCGCCGGAGAATTGGTGTCCGGATGCCCGATTACCAGCGGCGGCTTCCACACTGGGAAATTCGCCACCATCTTTTCCAGGTCCTGCTGCGTGTACTTGCCCTTCGCGCCGTAGTCGCCCACGCGGAAGATCTCGATCCACTGGTTATTGAAGTCCGTCATGCCGCCAGCCTCCTGCGGGATGCGCCCGCGGGGATTTGTTCCGTCAGGTCCTTGTACCCGCCGCCGGCCAGCAACTTGCGCGCGCGCGCCGCGGTGAGCCCCAGCACTACGCAGCGGCAGTTGAAATCGAGGGGCGGATAAAAATCCGAGCCTTCGCCGTTCCACCAAGTCATCGGCGCGATTCCGTTATCCAGCGCTTCGTGCCCTGGGCGGGTGTAGCTGTCGTTCATGGCGTCGAACAGCCCGAACTGGATCACAGCAGCCACTTCCGGATCGGCGAACTCCGCGCGGCGCCCGGCGCCGAGCGCCTGGGCCACGTTGGTATTCCACACCGTGCGCAGCCGCGAGGGGCTCACCTCGTAATTGCGCAGCAGCTCGAATGCCTGGCGCTCAAACTGCCGCGGCGTCAGGCCGGACTCGAGCGACTCCGCGACCAGCGCCTTCATCTGATCGAGCACCACCTTCTGCTCCACCCCGGCCATGGTGAACGCGCGCCCCTGCTGCCGCGCCACTGCCGCTTCCCATTCCTTGCGGGTCAGCGCGGGCAACGACCGCAAATACTCCACGGCCCGCGCCGGCGAGACCTTCCCGAGGGCTTCAGCAAAAAGCTTTACCGCAGAGGACGCAGAGAGCCCCGCATCTTTTCTGACCTGGATCCGCGCGGCGATGCGCGTGGAAGCCAGCACTCGCGCCATGCGCGCAACGTGTTCGCGCAGGTGCTGCTCGCTAACCGGGAAACCGAAGGCCTCCTGATGGCCGCCGCGGAACGCTTCCCGCGCGGCGCGCAGCACCTGAGCGCGGATCGCGCGCAGGAAGAGGATCGTCTCCACCATCCCCGCATCGCGCAGCTTTTGGAAATCCATTTGGAAGTCCACGGTCTGCTTCCTGGCCGCGCGCACGGGTCTGCTTTCCGGCAGGCTTCGGGCGATTGCGGTTTTCGATTCCGCAAATGACCCGATGGTCCGATGATGCGATGAACCGATCATCCTTCAGGGATCTCCTGTGTGGGCGGTACCAGGTCCGGCGAAATCATGGGCGGCGGCAATCTGGCCTCGTCGCCTTCGGCCTGGCGAATCCCGCCGCGCAAATAAACTTCCTCTTCGGGGATGCGTGACGCGCCCAGGTTGCGGGCGCGCGCCAGGATGTCCAGCTCCTGCACGCGGTCCTTGGGCGGCTCCTTGTCCACCGTCCACCAGGGCCGCACAGCGCGGTCCAGCGCCTGCGGGCCGAAGGTCCAGGTGAGCCAGGGCCCGGCGAGCTGCTCGTTGATTACGAACTCTTCGTCTTCGGCATCGTCGCGCACCAGCTCCCACATCAGGTTTTCGTGGACGCGGCCCAGCGCCTGCGTGCCCGAGCCGCCTTCGCCCACTCGTGTGGTCTGCGTCTGGCCCAGGACCATCCGCGTCATCTCGTCGTCGAAGTAGGTGAACATGTCCTTGAAGTCCGTGCCCGTGCGGCCGCGCTGCGTGGTGAGCCCGCTGCCCTCGAGCAGCGAGAAGGTTTCCGGGACCGCTGAGGCGATCTCCTGGGCAATGGCGAACGCCGCCTCGAGCGCCTTGTCCTTGTCATCATCGCTGGCGTTCGTCGGATACTTCACCACCACCGTGCCGTCGCCCTTTTCCAGATACTTGAGCATGATGCGCAGCGCGTTGCGCTTGAACCACGACGGCCAGTAGAGCCGGCGCAGCAGCGGCAGGCCGCGGCGATCGCCGTGCCGCGGCTTGTAGGTGTTCACCAGGAATTTGTTGAGCGGAACCGCCTGGCCTTCGCCGCCGGGAAACGTGGCCAGCCTGAGCTCGCCGGTCTGTGGCTCCGTCAGCCGGCCAAAGCTGAAAAGCTCCTGCGGCCGGCCGATAATCCGCGCGCGGATTCCGCCAGCGTCCATGGACCACAGGATCTCCGTCACGCTCACGCCGTAGGCCGGAGCATCGAGCAGCTCCCAACGCGCGAACTTGAAGCGCGGGATGGAGTCCAGGAACGCGGCCAGCGCATCGGCATAGAGCCGCGCCTGGCCGTTGTTGGGGTCCGCAGCCTGCACGCGCGCATCGCGCGAGCGCACCAGCAGCTTGCGGGTATCGAGCGCGGCGCTGATGGCCGTGTCCTTCTCCTCCACTTCGCGGTAGTAGGGATAGACGGTGGGGTAGTTGGCCACCATCTGCCGGTAGATGGTGGAAGGATTCTGCGCGCCACTGAAGGCCTGCGCATTCAGCCCGGTGACGGTCAGAATCATCTTGGTCACCAGCTCCACGGTTGGCGGGCTGGCAATCGGCGTCACGTTTTGTGGAGTGCTGGCCATCAGTTCTCTGCGCCCTCTGTGTCCTCTGCGGTGAAATCTTCACGCATTCTCAGTAGCCCCTCGCCGCAATCGCACTCGCTTCGCCGCTCCAGCCGCGCGCCTGCATGCCCATCCTCTGCCCCACGTCCCGCGTCTGGCACTCCACGCTGACCTGCGCACCGCTCGCCGCGGCGGTGGCCAGGGCGGAAGCCCAGAATTCATCGGCGTGGCCGGCATCGGTGCGCTCGGCGTCGAAGCGGAAGTGCCCGGTGGGCGAGGTGTAACGCTTCACGGCATTGAACGACCGGCGAATTGCCGCGGCAGAAGGAATGCGCTCGCGGCGCTCCTCGAGTTCCTTCTTCTGCAGCGTGGCCATGCGCTCTTTGTTTTCCAGGTTGAAGGTCACACCTTCGACCAGCGCGCCATACTTGCGCACCGCTTCTTCGGCGAGCTGCATGCCCAGGCCCGAAGCGTCGAGCGCGGCGCGGCGCATGCGCGGCATCCCGAGAATCGAATCGAGCAGCGCCCACTGCGCGTGGAATGGCGTGCGCTCCAGAATCCACATGGCGCGCGTCCATTTCACGTCGCCCAGCTTTTCCTTCAGCCAGAAGACGGTGCGGTCCTTCTTGCGGCCGATGTCGCCGCCAAGGTAGAGGTCGCCCTGCGCGACGAAGTTCTGCGGCAGCGCCATCGTCGCGTCGGAGTGCTCCGCGGCGATGATCAGCTCCATAGGGATGAAGTTCTCGGCATCGGCCAGGAAGTGCAGCTCCTCTTCTTGCAGCCAGGAATCTTCGTCGTTCATGGCCTGGCGGAGCGTCTCGATATTGATGGGGCAGCCCTGTTGCACCGCGTCATAGATCGTGATGCGGTGCACCGACCAGCCCTTCGCGGTCCAGCGCAGGTGCGGCATGCGCCCGCCTTCCATCGGCACGCCCACGAGCTTGGCGATCTCGCAGAACTGGCCCTGCTGGCCGTTGGGCGTGGAGCTGACGTCCATCAGGTAGCCGCGGCTCACAATGGCCAGCGCGGCGCGCCACATTGCCAGGGAGTTTTTGAAGAACGCGTATTCGTTCAGCCAGGTGTCGCCGCTGAAGCCGCGCACCGTTTCTGGATTCCCGGGGAACGCCAGGAAGCGCGCGCGGTTTTCCTTGAACACCACCTGCTTCACCAGCCCATCGACGCCGGGCCAATCGAGCTCGTCATAATCCACGGCCGCCTGCAGCCCGGCCGCGTGCATGCGCACCTTCTCGATGGCCTGCAACGATTGGCGCTCGCTGGGGCAGATGCAGTAGCTGTCGCCGCCCAAGCGCACGCGCCGGCGCGTGTGCTTCAGGGAGATGGTGAAGTCCTTGCCGGTCTGCCGCGCCCACGCGTAGAAGCAAAACAGCGCCTCGTCCATCGCGCCGTGCCGCTGGTATTCATACAGCGGGACGAGCGCCGCGGCTCCGGCATCCTTACGAGTTGGGTTTTTCGCGCCCAATTTCGATTACCGTGACTCCCTTTCTTTCCAACTCCTGCCTCAGCCGCCGCATCCTCACGGTCTTTCCAAGGCCTCGCGGCCAGACTGCGACTGCGTGGTCCGGGCCACTGGCGATGTCGAGCCCCATGTAAACGTCACGCGTTGGTTTTGGTGAGGCCATAGATCTCATCCAGCTTCTTGGCCAGCTCCTCGCGCGATACCTTCTTCTTCCCGCCGGCCACCGCGTCCTTCACGCCGCTGAGCTTCGCGCGCACCGCGTCGAGCTTCTGCTCCGCGAGCTTCACCTTGCGCTTCTCGATTTCCAACTTGTCCCTGCCCGCCTCGGCGGTGATCATCTTCGAGAGCAGGAACGCCAGGTTGGAGAGCGCGGCCTGGCGCTCGGCGGAGTTCTTGGCCTTGGCGATGTTGAAGACTTCGCCGGAGAGCGCGTTCATGGTGGCCGCGGGCAATTTCTCGAAGCCCATCGCGGCGAACTCCGCGGCGATCACCCGCGACGCTTCCGCCTCTTTCATCACCTCGGCATTCACCTGCGCCACGCGCACGTCGTACCAGCGACGCACCGAGGTGGCTGAGATGGGCCGCCCGGCAACCTTCGAGGCGATCTCCGCTGTCTCTTCCCACGTCTTCCCGTCCTGGTTGCGCGCCGTCAGGATCGCGTCGCGCACTTCCTGCGGCAGGCGGTCGAGCTTGAACGGCTGATCCACCGCGCGCTTCTCGCCCTTGCGCGGCCTGCGATAGCCCGGCTTGTGCTCGCCCTTCATTCATTCCACGTCCACGGCGATACCCGCGTCGGCAATAGTTCCTTCCAGGATGTCGCGGCCGCGCGGCGTGATCTGAATTTTGTAGATGGCCACTTCTCCGGCGCGCCGGTCCCTCACTTGCTCTGCGGTCAAGCACTGGCGCTCGATCAGGTCCTGCACAATCGTGCGCACCAGATTGAGGTGCGCGGGAAAATGCAGCCGCTCCAGCGTTTCCAGCAGTGAGTAATCGTCGTAGCGGTGCCGTTGATTGGCGTGTTGCATGCCCACGAGCTTCAGCACCACGCCGCGCAATCGCCGGATCTGGGCTGGGGTCACGCTCATCATCATGGTTTTGGCAGCCTCTCGTGGATGAGCTTCAAGATTTCTTCGTTCTGCTGGGCGACGAATCCGATGGCCGCTTTGGTGGCCTGCGCCTCGCGGTCGTCCTTTTCTGCCAGCGCTTCCACGGAGCCCTGCAGGCCGCTGTGCGATGTGGCCAGGTCCTTGAGCGCGCCCACGAATTCGCCGGCGCGCTTATCGATGCGCCAGATCAGCAGAGCGCCCAGCACCGCCGGGAGGCCGAAACCTGGGCCCCAGCTCTTCAGGACTTCGACAACGATCTGCGGCTGCTGGCGGATCACGTCGGCCAGCACCAGCACCGCGGTGACGCCGGCGCTGCCGGAAACGCACATCACTGCCAGGCGCTTGAAGCTGCCCGCCACGTCCGGCTTCTTCAGCTCGTCGACCACGCTCATCGAGTGAAGGCGCCTCCCGAAGTTTTGCGCGTGTCCGCGGGCGGTGCCGCGGGAGTAGCGCCGGCATCCTTGCCGGCCGCAGTCTTCTCTTTCGCGCGTTCGACAACTTCGAGCAGCAAATTCGCATAGCGGTCGGCTTTGTCGCCCAGGCCGAACGCGGTGAGCCCCAGCCCGATCACCACCACGGCCTCGGCTGCATTCAACAGACCGAGCCAGAAGCCCGCGACGCCGGCCAGCACCAGCACCGCCGCGCCGATCTTCGTCTTGTAGCCTTCGAGCCAACGCATGTCAGTCCTCCTCCTTCACCTCGATGGACTGGATCATGGAAAGCGGACCGCCCCAGCCGCTCGCGCCTTCTTGCGTCTTGCGCTGGAAGTCGGCAATGCCCCAAGATCCGTGCATGGCAATCACCAGGCTTTCAACCTCGAACTTTTCCCCCGTTTTCAGCGTGACGATGCACTTCATGGGCCACGAACCTCCCGACTTCTGAGAACCTTGCACAGGCTACGAGCCTGTGCTACCAGCGCCTACGTCTTCGCCACGCCGGGGGCATCGAGATACGGCCAGTCGATCACCACGTCGCGGAGCTGCGCGGCCCACACTTCATTGCCGATCACCGGCTCCAGCGCGGCGGCCACGGCCTGGAATTCCGCGGCGAGTTTGTCGTCGCCGGTGCGCGCGGTGGTCTCCGCGTAGTAGCGCGCCGTGGCCAGCAGCATGTTGGCGATGGCCCACGCATCGATCTGCGGCCGCGAGAGCAGAACGTTCAGCGAGCGGTCCAGTCCCTCGGCGATCTGGTCGTCCAGCTTCGACTTCGTGCGCGCCGCCACCAGGCGGAACGCCTGCAGCGCAATCTGGATCAGGACGGGAATCAGGGCTGGATTCATTGGCCGCCTCCTGCTCTCTTGAGCGCGTCCATCGCGCCCTGAAATTCAGTGAGCCGCTTCTGGAGTTCGGCTTCGCGCGCGGCGCGGGCCGCGGGATCTTCATCCAGGCGGCATGGCGCAGTGCCTTCGCGCCAGCCTGGTCCGGTGCACACCGCGTCGATGGCGACGTTCAGCAGGCGGTGCTGCTCGCCGGCGGCCTTGATCGCATTGCAAAGGCCGACGCAGAAGTTTTGGTCCTTGATCGTTTCGAGCGTGCACAGCGAACGGCACTCGTCGCCGTGGTGCTCTTTGGCCTTTTCCAGGAACGCGCCCTCGCCCACGCTCACATCGCGCGCCAGCCAGTGCAGCGGATACTTCGGCTGCGTGTCGGGGTTCGCGCCGGAATTCTTGCCGCCGCAGCCGGCCAGCGAGACAACTAGGAGGACGAGGGCGACGAACGAAACTGCGCGAGTTCCTCCTCCGCCAGAATTCTGGCGGACTCGATCCGCAATCCGCACAGCGCCAGAAACGTTTTTGTCGCGGGATGCAGTCTCTGCCTTCCCCTTGCTGTTCATCGTCCTGGTCCTCCATTTCGTTTGCGCGCGGCGGGCAGATCCCATTGGCCCAGGTC